TCTGTGTCTGGGGTATCGGTTGATACAACAGCTGGAGACCTTCTCACGACGGAAATTCGTCTGAGTATCTTAACGAGTTGGAGTTAATATGACCGATCTAACACCTGAGGATTTGGCTTTTCTGAAAAAGATTGGTCAAATCGAATCCACCCCAAAGGCAGCAGCCAAGAAAGACGAGGAATAAAGAATGGCAATTTTTCTAAACAACACAGTTGGTTTTAAACTTAACTCTGTTGACCTATCAGATCACGTTACAGCGTTTTCACTAAACCGCCAATCAGATCAACTAGAAGTAACTGCAATGGGAGACACAGCCCACAAGTTTGTAACTGGTTTGGCAGCTGATACCATCACAGTAACTTTCCTAAACGATGACGCAGCATCAGGCGCAGGTTCAGTAAGAGCAACGCTACAAGCTGCTTACGGCACAACCGTAGAGTTCAAGGCAGTTCAAGTAAAGGGTGCAACAACAACAATCTCATCAACAAACCCTCTTTACACAGGAACAGTTCTTATTGACAACCTAAACGACATTAACGGTGCAGTCGGAGACGAAGCAACATTTGACATCACTTTTACATGCAACAGCAAGACAGTAGTAGCAACATCAGGCACATACTAAACAACTAAAAGAAAAGGGCTAAAATGGCAAAGTTAAGAATAGTAAGGGTGGATGGTAGCGATACCACTCACGTAATCACACCAGCAATAGAGTTCGCTTTTGAAATCTACGCAAAGAAAGGTCTGCATAAGGCCTTTCGTGAAGATGAGAAACAGAGTGATGTGTATTGGTTGGCTTGGGAGTGTATCCGTAGATCAGGAGAAACTGTCAAACCTTTCGGCGCAGAATTCTTAGAAACGCTGGTTCGTGTGGAAGTTCTTGATGATGACCCTTTGGACTAACTAGGGATACCCTTCACTACCTCATCGCAAGAATGAGTTTAGAGACGGGTATTCCTGCACAATCCTTTATAGACATGGATGTGCGAATGTTCAAGACTTATTTGATGGCTATGAAAGATAGGGCAAAGGAGATGAAGGATGGCAACAACGCTAAAAGGCGCTAGCCAACTTCGCACCGCCCTTCGCAAGTTTGAACCTGATTTGGCTAAAGAAATGCAAGTTGAAGTTGCATCATTACTAAAGCAAATTGTTAAAAAGGCTAGAGGCTATATTCCTTCAGACTTTACGCCTTCTAATTGGCGTGGTGAAACTAAGACTGGCAAATGGCCTATCTATAACGCAACTCTTATGCGTAGAGGTATTGGCTACAAAACTACTCCATCAAAGCCAAACAGACGTGGCTTCTCCTATGCAGCTTCTATTGCTAACAAAACTGCTTCAGGCGCTATCTTTGAAACCGCTGGTCGTAAGAACCCAGGCGGTATGCAGAAAGCCCCTAAGGGAACTCCTAGAACTAACAAGAACTACAGCCACTCAAACAATCCACTAGCAGGATCACAGTTTATTTCAGCATTGGATAATGCAAGCCCGTTAAAACAAGGCAATACACGCACAGGCTCAGGCCGCCGTGGTCGCTATATGGTTGGCCGTTTAATTTATCGTGCATGGGCAGAAGATGGCGGCAAAACCAACGCAGCAGTTATTAAAGCCATCGAAGGCGCAGCCAAGAAGTTTAGAGCAAGGGTAGGTTAGTCATGGCAACAACAGACTTAATGATTGGTATTGGCGCTGAATACAAAGGCAAGGCAGCGTTTGGCAAAGCCAATAAAGACGTTACAGGTTTAGGCGCAGGTGTTAAAACTCTTGCTAAGGCTTACATTGGTTTAGCTGGTGCGCAAAAGGCTTTTAGATTTGGTCAGCAATCATTAAAAGCATTTGTTGAAGTTGACAAAGCTGCTAGACAATTAACCCAGACTGTTAGCAACTTAGGCTTAGCCTATGAAGCAACTAACGTATCTAACTTTATTGCAGGTCTTGAAAAGACTTACGCAGTAGCAGATGACCTTCTAAGGCCGGCTTTTGCAAAACTAATTCAGACCACACAATCAGTTACTGCATCTCAAGACATTATGAGAACTGCGTTAAACGCCGCAGCGGGTGCAGGGGTTGGTTTAGACACAGCAATTACAGATTTAAGTCAGGCATACGTAGGTAATTTAAAAGGACTTAAAAAATACAATTTAGGTTTAACTAATGCCGAACTTGCCACAATGTCTTTCCAACAGATCCAAGATAAATTAAACCAAACCTTTACCGGACAAGCAGCCTTAGCAGCTGAAACTTATGCTGGCAAAATGGATAAACTTAGTATTGCATCTGGCAACGCTAAAGAGATTATTGGTAAAGGTTTAACTGACGCTATTACTTCAGCGTTTGGCGGCGGCGATATTGACAAGGCTACAACTAACATAGAATCATTTGGGCAAGTCGTATCAGACATTATTGCCGGACTTGGAACTATGATTGGTTTCTTAGGCAAGATTAAAAATCTAGCGCCACAAACACAAAAACTTACTAGCAATGATTTTATGGGCGCTACACCTAATACACCTTATGATCCAATGTCAGCATTTACCCCAGGTTTAAGTCCTGCTTTTATGAAAACTATTGCACAACGCAAAGCCGCAGATGCTGCAGCGGCCAAGCGTCAAAAGGAATTGGCTGCCTTAGCAGTCAAGCAGACTAAGGCAGTTAAAGAACAAACAGCCCTAGCCAAAGCCAAAGCCGTATTAGATAAATCCTCAATGGTAATGAACATGGATTTAATCCAAAATACTGCTGCGCTTATGGGCAAGGTAACTGAAGATGAAACCCTACGCTTAAAATTGCAACAAGCAATTCTTCTAGGAAATGCAACTGACGCTGGCAACCTTGCACAACAATTATTAGCTTCTCAATATGCAGCTATAAAGTTATCTTCATCTAATCCTCTTGGTGGCTTTACAGATAGCCTTCTAGCGGCTCTCAAAGCCGTTAGGGACATTAGAGATGAACTTGCCAAGTTAGGTGCGCCTAAGGTTGCAATTCCTTCTATTGTGCCGCCAACCACACCAGGCGGTGCAATTACCGATATTTCCTCAATGGTGCCAATTAACGGTGGATACAACCAATATGATAGATCATTGACACCAACTGAAATCCGAATCTATATGGATCCGATGGCCGCAGCAGCAGGCGTAACCACAGCGGTTATTGACAATGCTGCCAACGGCAACAGTAACAATTACTCTCCTATCTTTAGCTGGGCTGGCGGCTTTTAATGGCAACACCAACCCTAGTAGTTACCTTTGACTTTAGTTCCGGTGCCATATTTGGCTACCCGTTTATTATTGGCGAAGGTGTATTAGGGTTTAACACGCTGGCAGATGCCGCAGCTGACACAATAGATATATCAAATCAGGTTAACAAGGTAAGCATTAGACGTGGTTATAACTTATTGCAAGAGGAATTCCAGGCTGGTATAGCCACAGTCAGAGTATTAGATCAGAACGGCGATTGGAATCCAACTAACCCATCATCGCCTTATTTTGGCAAGTTAGTGCCATTACGCAAGGTGCGTATCTCAGCAGATGGTGAGTTCTTATTCTCAGGCTATACAACTGCGTATAACTACACCTGGGATAAAGAACAGAATCTGGGATACGTTGATATACAACTGGCAGATGCTTTCCGATTGCTTAACATGTCCAATATAACCACCGTTACAGGTGCTACCGCTGGTGAAACCACAGGCAGCCGTGTAACCGACATTCTGGACACTATCGGCTTTCCTACATCTATGCGTAGTATTCAGACAGGCTCTACTACCGTTCAAGCCGACCCTGGCACTTCTCGCACTTCACTTCAGGCCATTAAGAACATGGAGTTCTCAGAGCAGGGTGCGTTCTACATACTGCCATCTGGCAACGCTGAATTTTTAAGCCGCGCAACCATTCAAAGCAAGTCCGGTGCTAACCCAACATTCTTTAGCAATGACGGCACAGGTATTGACTACCGCAACATAGTTACTGCCCTAGATGACAAACTCATTATTAACCAGACTTCTATCACTCGCGCAGGCGGCACAGCCCAGACTGCAAGCAATACGGCAAGTCAGATTAAGTATTTCCCACACTCTTACACAGCTACAGACCTGCTCGTGCAGACAGACGCACAGGCTTTAGATATTGCCAGGGCTTATACTGCGACACGGGCAGAGACCACTCTACGGGTTGATGCCCTTACTCTTGATCTAAACACAGCTGACTATGCTTCTGGCACAACAGCAGCTCTTACCCTAGATTTCTTTGACACCATCAGAGTTAAGAACGTAGGGCAAGATGGCACAGTCATAGACAAAACTTTGCAAT